TGTAAACTCGTTAGAACTATCTAAAGCTGCTATTTCAGATAATAATGGAGTTTCTTGATATCCATCGTATACAAAACTCATTCTATAAAATACTTTTTTAACTCCACCAGCTCCAACCCATTTATCTGAGGAGTCAAAGGCTGGCGAACTCATAGTAAAGAAAGCCGCAGAAGAAGAAAATTCGCTAGTTAAGGCAGTGCCTATTCCACTATCTCCTGTCTCTAAATTCATTTGAGATTTAACTAAAGATTTTGTCAGAGCAGAACCAAAAGGAACACCCATTAAGAAAGCTGAATCTTTATAAACACCAACCCAACGAGGGAAAGAACCTAATACAACAGGTGGTCCAGAATCTATTTCCATTCTATAGTTTCTAGGCCCTTCGCATTGTCTCCATCTCATCTTATCATCAGCACCGTGAGATGCGTTATAAGGTAGTATTCTCCATTTACGAGCAGTTATAGCAGTAGTTCCCCAAGCAGCGTCTCCATCTGACCAATTACTATATACTACAGCAGGAGCTGCAGAAGGGAATAAGTAAGGTCTATCAGGCTCAATCCAATGATGTTTAGCATCATTATTATCCAGACTTGCTTTTATAGCATATAAAGTATGATTGCCCGGTCTTACATAATGCATTCCAACTCTAATACCATTCCCATCATTACTTGAATCACTATAAGCATCTCCATATATATGAAATCTTCCGTATAGCCCAAAATTAGGAGCAACGGAAGGACAGCATTTTAAATTAACTCTTCTTCCAGTACCTTGATAAGATAACATCCAATCAGGTAATTCTAATTGGTGACTCTTTAAAAATCTTGCTTCTGGCGTAGTACCGTGATCCCAGTCATCCATATGTAATAGTATAGGAGTTTGTTCTACACCAGTTCTATCATTAGGTATTGCATAGGAAACCCAACTAGCTGCTCTAAATGTTCTCTGCGATTTGGGTCTTTGTCATCGTTAATAAAAGGCCCTATTAAGCTACTCATCCAGAAACTCCCTTGAGAGGTTACCTCCTGTGATGTCATAGCAAAACCTCTAAGACTCCTAATATCTACATTCTTTTTTTCTGTGATAGGTCTTAATCTACAAGTCCACATTACAGTAGGATTTAATCCATCTTTATCGTACCCACCAAATTCTAATTGATGATACTTAGGACTATCATAAACATATTGCTTTAGGCCGCCTCTACCAGACGCATCAGCGTGTATAGCTACCTTATCGTGAGCATACGTAGCCCCAGTATGTTCAGCCATCCAGAACCATTCACCAGAACCTTCATCGCCACCAGCCCAATCCCAATCTGAATCAGAAAAATTCATCTTAGGTGTTACATTTATCCACCCATCTACATCTGCACCATCAGCTTTACCATTAAAATCAGTATTCTTCCATACCCATTGATAATTATGAGCATCTGCTTCTTTATAATCACTTCTTTGTTCTTTTGTAGTTGTACACCATAAAGACCAAGCAGGTGAATCGTCTAAATCATATTTGGATGGGGATATAACGAAATCAGAAAAATGAGTAATGTCTCCACCGCCTATGCCATCTGGAGCTTTTAAATTTAAAGTTTTTACAAGATTAGCATTTTGACCGGCAGTTGCACCCGTAGATGGTATCTCCCAAAATTGTATCTTACCAGCATAGTTGGCAGTATTAGATTTGCACATAACAGCTACTCCAGTACATCTGTCCTCACTATCCATCTTTCCATACCAAAGCTTAATCATAATAGGAGCAGTTCCAGTTGGAAACTTAAATATCTTTTTATCTATCCTATTAAAAACATTTAAAAAGTTTTCAGCCCTATCTCCCTCTACATTTATACCTACTATTAATTTAGCGTGGTCAGTATAAGCAGTCTCTGTTTCTCCTAATCCAGAACCTGTTGTTGCACCACCTTGAAGAATACATCCTATATCAAATACATCTTCATTAGGCGGTTCATTTCCAGCAATATAATCTAATGCTGGAGCACTGTATACTTCTGGTTGTGAAGTTGGCCCATCAAAAGTAGAGTAATTAACATAACCAAGCCACCTAGGCCCATTTAACTTACCAGTAGCTATATATACTTCCTTATTATTCTTTTCATAATCTATAGAATCAGTTGGCCCTATATTAGATATCTCTTCTTCTACCGTAGGTGCGGATGTATCATAATTCTTTACTAAAGTTACTTTACCAGTCTTCTTAGACATAAGTACTAAGTCAGAATCATCCTGTCTTTCAAGGATAGTCATAGCGTCATAAGCATCGTCATCATCAGCTACTACTAAGTCAACATAAGCAGTCCACTCCCATCTATCGCCATTATTATAGTCGCCTGTAGAACCCCTAGTAAACATTATCTTAATTCCATCTGCTAAAGTAATTTCGCCATTTAATGTAATTCCAGTAGCAGTAGACCAAGAACCCCAAGATGTACTAGTCCAATATTTCTTTCTCCATTGGTATTGTGTAGAGTTATTTATCTTTACCATAAAATTGGTTTCAGTAGTACCAGTAAAAACGCCAGTAACGTTTAAATACTTTTCATTATACTTGGTTGATTCAGTTATTGCCATTAGTCTTCTGGGTTTATATTTTTAGAACCCGATGCAACTCCACCATATGTTCCTGTTGAAGAGCCACCTTGAGCATAGTAAATAGAACTTACATCACTATCAAACCCACTCTTCTTTAAGAATTTATCGTCTGGGATACCCATTAGTTCCCCTTGAGTTAAAGATTCTATGTTTAAACTATTACTTGCAGCGTCATCAGGTATATCCCTCTCATCTTGAGGTTTACCCATTATTCCATATACAAACTTACTTATTTGATAATATTGTTTAGGCATTTCCGTCTAAAACCTCTCCCCATAGTGATGTGACACCATCCACGATATTAATAACGTGAACAGTGAAACGTTCATCTGTATAGTAATCCACAACTGCGAAAGCGTGAGCCCAATTAGTCTTCCTATTACCCAACCACTTATTAGCTTCATCTGACATATCCTTTAAGCATCCTATGCTCCAAGCTGACTTTGGTCCGTCTATATGTGTTACGCTTGCCATCTGTAAGTCGTGATGATGTCCATACATTATATTGCATCCTAACCTTAGTAAATGATTCCTTGCGTGAGCAAGCCCACCAAAGTGGTTACCGTGATAAAAATACAAGTGTCCAATTTTAAGATATTTTCCATTAGGGTAATATTCATATCCTCTATTCTTTAATAGCAATCCATCTTCTACATTTAACCCTTGTAGATACGGATTCTCCGCTGAAAATTTATTAAGCCAATCATCGTGGTTACCTTCACAAAAATATCTTTCCTTTACCTTAACTTTATCAAGGGCTTCATCAATAGTATCCATTCCCTCATTAATGGTTTTAAGGTCTTCGTAAACCCTAGGTAATTGATACTCGAGAGGTGGCCTCTTCTTATGTTTCCACTGATGGTTTGAAACGGATTCAAACTCACCAGTATCTCCGAGGTCAACGTAAAAATCTGGTTTAGTGATTTTAATCGCTTTCGTAACAACCTTAATAGCCGCCTCATCGTGATACGGAAAGTGTTTGTCTGGTGTAATAATTCCACGTTTAACTACTCCCCTATCTAATTTGGTTCTTGCTCCCATATCCGGTCTAATCCTTCAAGGTCTATATATAAGTCCTTAGTTTTATCAAGATGAGCTATAGTTGTTCTCTCTGTAAATCTCAAAAATCTTTCACTACAATCAGGGCATTCCCAAAACAAAGGCCCATCGTATGCACCAAGTATCTCTACTCCTTGTATATCCTCATTACTACAATGAGGACAATTATCAGGCGGTTTACTTCTCCATCTTTTACTAGATTTAAACTCTAGTTTGCGAAAGATGTCTTTTCCGTCGTCTATGTAGCTATAGCTCTCCGGTACCATCCGTAATAATATCTCTCTAAACTTGGTTTACGATTTACAAGGTCCCCATAGTACTTCACTCTATACGCACGAAGTCTATCTGGTTCCAACTTAGCCTTTCTTAAATTAGTTAATGTTTGGTTACCAATACCACCATCTATAGTGGTAGCGATACCCTTATTATTTATAGCTGTTTGCAATATTTTCACAGCTCTTTTCTTCCCCATATTCACGACCATATCAAAATAAATAAGCCGTAGTTTAGGAGGAACTTTATCACATTTACCTTTTAACCAATAATCCTTCTTATAAATTTCAGTTGCCTGACTTATAGTAAGGTTTTTTATATCAAGGTTTGGATATGCACGTTTAGAGATTCCGTAACGAGTTTCGCCTCCGGGGTCACTCTTATCGTTAACATATCCACCTTCGTGTTTAAGTACGACACCTATAGCATCGTCAAACTTCAAACTAGATTTTACCCTTGATGAATCCTTCGAGGAGATCAGTAACAACGTCAACACACTTCTCAAAAAATATTTGCTCTTTATCTTCGCTAACAAATGGGATATCGATTTTCTCATTAATTTTAGATGCAATCATTTCCTCCATTTCTTTAGAGTTAAGCTTTGATATCATATCACCCTCAATCTTTTCAGCTTGAGCTGACGCCATATCAAGTAGCATTGATTTTATATCCATACTATTCCTTTATCTTTTTGATTTTATAACTAAGGTATATACACTGTAATACACCTATAGCGACCATAAGAGCCCAAGGGATAACATCCCACATTAAGCCCCCTATACTTGCAAAACTTAAAGTTGTAACTTTTAAACTATCCACGTCCGTTTAGTCTTCCTTTCAAGAATGATAATCCATCTGTTATTTCGTTCATTTCTTTTACAATATCTTCTCTATGTCTTAGAGAGACCTCATCTGATTTATTCCATCTTTCAATAAGCTTAATGACAATGCCTTCGACATTCTCTATCTTGCTTTCCATTTTTGATATGTGTACTCTAATATCATCTAAATCTTCATTCTGAAGTCTTTGACTCTTTATTAAGTTCATAATCATCATTACGAACAAAGAGACTATTACTCCTATCGCTCCATATTCTGCATATATTTCCATCTTTCTCGCTTTCCATCGTTACGTAATGACCCACCATAAGTTAACCTATACGAAGTTAAACTTCAATTATTATATATTTTGTTTTGCCCTATATTTTTCTTTACCATCAATGAACCAAGTTTTGTATTTAGAGCGTACACCCATAATATATTCAAAGTATTTCTCTATCTTATGTTCCCAATCCCTATCAACTTCTGGATTAAATATACCAGAACGATAATTAGAGAATGTATGGTTTATCCAACGTTCTTGACTCTTTTCATTGATACAATTTTCAAACAAAACCTTATTGTATTGATAGAAAGAACCAGAATCAGCGTACTGATATACGTCAATAGGCTCTATATACTTACCTAGAGCTGCTGCATACAATGCAGTTTCACTCATATAGGTTGTATAAACCTTATCCGCTTTCACTAAGAAATCATATACATTGATGTCTCTTGGTAGCACAGAATCTTCCCCAAACATATCTTTCATCTCACCAATAAAAGTATGTGTTGTTATAGGATGTGGCTTATACCATACCGCATCACCGTATTCTTGCTTTATCCACGTTAACTTATTTAAACAAGTACGCTCCTTCAGTCTATTACTACCGGGCAATACAACTAATACACCTCTTTTTTGTATATCAGCTCCAGAGCCCCTATCCCGATACTTATTTGATTTATCATTTAAAACCTTTTGTTGGAAATAGCTAGCCCAATCATCATATATAGTCTGACCTTCCTTAGCTATTCTAACCTGTTCTACCTTTAGTTCGTTACACAGAGGGTGTATGATTAAAGAATGAGACCACTCTGTATAGGCTAATGTTCTGAAATAAGGTATCTCCTTAGCACTAACATCATAACAGAACTCAATTCCATCAGACTTAATGTACTTTTTCATTAGCTCTCCCATCTTTTCCTCAACTGGTATTAGATGGTTTAATGTTTTAGACTTTCTTAAAGAACCTATCCTTTTAGCATTTGCTTTTCGATTGAACATTCTGATTTTATTAGCTTCAAAATCTTCCTTCTTTCTTTTTTGTTTACCCACTATTATCTCCTTAATGTGATGTGAACCAACTAGTTTGGTTCGTTGTATTCCAAGATGTTGTTGTTGATATCTGAACACTTGCTTCAGTTTGTCTTGATGTGCTTGATGAGGTATCAGTTTGCACAGCAGTTTGTTTAGTAGTATCCTTCAATGTTTGGATAGTGCTACTAGTAAGTCTTAATGTAGCTGTTAAAGTATTATATGAAGTTGTAGTACTGCTCGACGTTTGCCAAGTAGTAGTCGTATCTTTAGTAGTCTGCCAAGTAGTAGTCGTACTGCTGCTAGTATCCCAAGAAGTTAATGTACTTTTAGTCGTTTGTTGAGAAGTTATCCCTAGAGTTGTTGTGGCAGTAAGATAGGTAGTAGTAGTACTACTGCTAGTTTGCCAAACAGTTTGCCAAGCTGTTGTTGTAGTTTTACTAGTATTATAAGTTGTTGTTGTATCCCTCGTAGTCTGAGTATTAAAAGTTGTTGTTGTATCTCTCGTAGTCTGAGTACCCCAAATAGTAGTTGTAATTTTACTAGTATCCCAAGTAGTCGTAGTGCTTTTACTAGTTTCAGTAGCATAAGTCGTAGTTGTATCGTGACTAGTAGTAGTATTATAAGTTGTTGTTGTATCGTGACTAGTGGTAGTATTATAAGTTGTTGTAGTAGATTTAGTAGTATTATAGCCTGTTATTGTTGCAGTCTGCACAGAAGTACCCTTAAGAGTCTGTTTACTCGTTTCAACAGTAGTTTGCCAAGTCTTCCAAGTCGCCCAAGTAGTACTCACTAATGTCTGTGCTGTTGTATCATAAGTAGTGCTCGTATCGTGAGATGTACCAGTCAGATAACTAGTAGTAGTAGTACTGCTAGTATCGTAAGTAGTAGTCGTATTGTGAGAGGTGGACCAAGTTGTAGTATAACTAGTTGTATGGTCTGTCGCATAAGTCGTTTGTGTATTTCTAGTAGTATTCTGATTCATTACAGTATTGTAAGTTGTAGTAGCAGTGGTATTGCTAACAGTTTCAGTCACCCTGTTGGTGTTAAAAGACCAACTTGTAGTATGAGATGTATTCCAAGTTGATGAAGTAGTTTTACTAGTAGATACTGCTGTATTAGTGTTTCTTGAGGTATTTGGCATTAGGGCATATCCTCTTCTCCAGAGTCTTGTACCCACTCATCTTTTTTTAATTCTTCTATTATCTCTTCATTCGTATATACAGTACCACTACCATACATCTCTGGCTTGTGGCCTCTATATTTTAGAATAAGCTTTGATTTATCATTATTATACTGAGCAGACTCTACAGTTATATGATGTTGACCTAACCTATACCAAGCCCTATCATCCATCTCTGAAACGTCCTTAATCATATATAAAGTTTCACTCGCAAATATATCAATAGAATCAGCTGCTGACCAATCGTGTGCCATTACCAAGGTCTCCCTGAAGAAGTAAAAGTGGCTCCATTCTTAGCAGTTAAGTTATAAGTAGAACCACCGTATACAGGTGATACAGTTGTCCCGCTTACATTTGCACTATCAAAATTATGAAAAAATATGCAATTACTCTGATCATAATACGACCAATCCTCATAAGTCCCTTCAACACCAAAAGTATCTCGTATATTATCTAAATTTGCACCAGATAATACTGAATCCCAACAAGCGAAACCGGCTATTTTTGCTTTAAATGGCCTTGGAACATTTCCATTCTTTGCCATTCCTATAGCAGGATAATTAGCAGACATAGCCCTTAAACTTCCAGATGGAGTGTTTGACTCGGGTGGATTTGTATTCTCAGCATTACTGCCAGAGAATCTCCAATAAAATTTTGCATTATTACTAGTGCTACCATTATCATAGGTAATTATAAATAGAAGCCATTCCGACTGATCAAATTCATCTGCTATATACCATTCACCTAAACTACCAGACCAATGCTGCCTAAACCTAAGAGTATAATCTTCACCACTTATTGGATACATCCAGAATAGATTATTCCATCCACCACCCCATCCATTTTGATATATATATTGATTACTATGAGATGTTGCACCTTCTGATTTAAAAAGCATAGCAACGGTTCCACCACCATCAAACATATTATGCAATGGTGCAGTTGCACCAGAGTTCTCGAATCTCAGACCATCATTTGAGCCATCTAAAACGGCAACCTGATCTGGCCCAGAAGCTGCTGTTTGCCAAGTTGTTGTTGTTGTATAATTAGTATTATACGTGGTGGTATAACTACTACTTGTTTGATAAGTTGTAGTCTGAGATGTATTAACAGCCCAAGTAGTTTGAGTTTGCCAAGTCTTCACAACCCAAGTTGTATCGTGAGAAGTCTGTTTATCATAAGAAGTATTATAAGTTATCTGAGTTGCGTGACTTGTATTTATTTGAGTAACGTGACTAGTAGTACTTGATGTATTATAAGTTGTCTCAGTTGTTTTACTTGTCTGCCACGTAGTAGTAGTAGAGCGACTAGTCTGAGTATAATAAGAAGTCGTAGTGTTTTTACTTGTTTGCCAAGTTGTATCTTTTTGAGTTTGTACCGTAGTATTTTGATTGCCAGCTGTAAATCTTAGTGTATTATAAAAAGTAGTCTTTTGCGTCTGCCAAGAAGTCGTTGTTTGAGTACTATGACTAGTTAACCAAGTTGTTGTTGTACTATGAGAGGTTAGAGTAGCATACGAAGTACTAGTAGTGTGACTAGTACTGGTAGCATATGAAGTAGTGGTAGTATGAGTAGTATTGGTATTAAAAGTAGTAGTCGTGCTACTGCTTGTTTGCCAAGTCGTAGTAGTAACCTTAGACGTTTGTGTAGCAAAAGTAGTTGTAGTTGTACGAGTAGTCTGAGTGTCGAAGGTAGTTGTAGTACTATGACTTGTTTGCCAAACTGTCGTCGTGCTTTTTTCTGTTAATCTAGTCCTCTCCCAAGTTGTAGTAGTACTATGACTAGTATTTTTCTGAGTAGCTTTAAGCGTTTGCCAAGCAGTTAAATAAGTTGTGGTAGTATTCTGACTAGTCTGCCACGTTGTAGTGGTGGTACTGCTAGTATCATATGTAGTTTGAGTAGTCCTACTCGTATCCCAAGAAGTTGTTGTACTACGAGAAGTGCCCGTTTGTGTTTGTACACTAGTCTGCCAAGATGTTAATGTATCTTTTTGAGTCTGTACAGTTGTATCTCTTTGAGTTGTAGTTTGCCACGTAGAAGTCCACGATGTGGTAACCATAGTATTCTTGGTTGTTTGAGTAATCCTACTAGTGGACTTAGAAGTGTTCCACTTATACTCGTCTAAAAAGCCGAATCCGGGCAAGATAGCCTCCTATTAACTAAAGTTACCCATATAATTCACACATAATGCATCAGTAGCGTGAATATAATAAGATAATATTGATATCGTATTAGCTCCAGTTTCAAATGAAATTGTATCACCTCTCGGTGTTAACATAGCAGAAGGCAATGTTATCGCACGCCCACCTGTCCCGTCCTGCGTTAATACTATTATTCCAGTCTGTCCTACTTGTCCGCTTAAATTAGAAGCAGCAAGCGTTGTAGTCTGATTAACAGTACAAGAAAAATTTGTGCTTACTTTAAAATCAAAGGTTGTTGTAGAACCGCAAGTAACAGCAAGCTGATTAGCTACTAAGCCACCTTTGTTAATCTTTAACCCTTGTATAGTCCCTGCGTTATTACCACCAATATTAACTCCTGCAAAAGGATGTTCATTATCAAGAAATCCTATTTTAGAATCAGCAGCAACACTCATAGCAAATTTAGTTACATTAGAATCGGCAGAATCAGAATCATAAATATTACCGGGATGCATTCTCCATACAGTTCTCATATCATAAGGAGAGTTAGTTTGGTCAGGTTCACTACTATATCCCATAGTGTATTTTAATGCATCATCGTCATAAAACTTTACAGTACAACCGTTATCTATACTACCTCTTCTAAGCTTTACATCGCAAGTACCCACTGGGCTACCACCGCCCATATCAAGACTAGGATTAGAACCAGTCATTGAAAGATTCATATTACCAGAATTACCACTATTTAAAGTAAGTCCAGCAGTATCACCGTCTTTATTGATAGTTACTGTACCCTTTACTGTAACATCACCATCAGTATTAACTGCAAACTGAGGGTCAGAAGTGCTTGGCACAGCAATACTTCCACCAACCATTGTAATAGCCGCATTACCATCTACAGCACTCTTAGCAGATACTCCATTTGCAGCACCTGACTTAACAGTTGCTACTGCAGTCCCGTCTACTGTTCCAGTTAAGTTTCCACCTAATATTGTTGAAGTACTATCTTGATTAGCAGTTGCTCCAGAAGCAGCACCAGTTTTTATTGTACTAGCCGCAGTACCATTAACTGTTCCAGTAACATCGCCTTCAAATGCATCATCCGCCTTTTGTATCTTTTTCCACTTTAATGCCATAATTTATTCCTCAGTAACAATATTGTAATCAGGGTCTTGCAGAGCAGCTTCTTCAAATCTTTTCTTTAGCTTATTGAATAGTTCAAACAAGGGATAACCCTCATTGATAGAAGTTTTTACTCCACCCACCATACTCATTAGATATTCAATCTCCTCTGTTGTCAGCTTTATGGTCTTGTATTTTTTCCGCATTAGCTTTCCCTTGTAAATTCGCCATAATGAATCTCACTTTTAATAACACAGCCGTTGCACCTTCTATTTCGTCTCCCTTAAATTCAGTCTTCATAATCAAATCGTATAAAAATGATATATCATCAAGGTCTAGTTTTAATAGTCTCTCGGCAAGGTTTATCTTTATCTCTTGCCCTTTTTTGTAACTCTTTTTCTTTTTGATAGCCTTCTCCCAGAATGACATTATGATTTTCCAGCATCTATTACATCCCCATCTGCATTAACATAATCGTAAGTATATCCGTCTATATCAGCTTTCTTTTTATGAAATTTTACTAAGTTGGGATAACTATGCCTAGATGGTGTTGATAATATCTGTTTAGGTGGCGTAATCGTACCATCAGCAGCCCTTGTGGGTTTAGCCTCCGGTGTCATTTTCTTTTGTAAATCAGCCATCATTTCAGCCTTTGTCATAATCTCTACTTCTATTTCCTTATCGTCATCCCAGTCCATATTTTTTTGCATCAACCAAACTCTACGTCCACCATACATTACATTACCATCTTCATCAGCAGTAATATAATCAAACTCCTCAGGTACATACCCCTTAGCTTCTAAAGAAGCTTTTAAATCAGCATACTCATAAGGTTTTAATCCTTGATATACCTTACCACTATCCCCAACTTCTTGTTCAGGGAATTGACCAGAATCTGGAAGAGTTTGGTTTAATTCACTAAGTTTAAATGTTTTCTTAGACATCTACTACCTGATATAAATTTCCATTATATACACCAATTTGACCTTGAGCTTCTGCCGTAGGGTCATTATCATAACTACTATTAGCCGCATCATTTGATGTTATTGCTATAGGTGCTTTCTGTTTTGTAGCAATTTCAGACGTAACACTTGAGTGATAACTAGCATTATCATTTAATGCTGCTGCCAATTCATCTAATGTATTCAAAGCTCCCGGTGCACTACCAATAATATTTGTCTCAGCAGTTGATACAGCAGCCGCTTTTAATGTAGCTTTACTATCTCCACCAAGTGCTGTAGCATTTAAATCCTGAGCAGTTCCATCAATTTTTAAACTCTTAGTTGTACTATCAATGGTAATCGCTTGGTCAATAACAGAACTTAGACCAACGTTAGCTTTTGTAGTCCCACTTCTTATATCCGCTGTAGAATCATTATCAACAGAACCTAAGCCTATAGAGCCTTTAGTAAAAGAACCTGTTCCTGCGTTATTCAATGTTACAGTTCCACTATCTGCAGATAATGTAATCTGACTATTTTTTAATATATTTGGAGCATTACTTCCATCTGACTTTATCTGTACATCGTTAGTCACAGCACTTAAACCGACGTGCCCTTTAGTAATTCCCGTAGGAGTTCCTGTGAATGCTGGAGAAGTATAAATTGTAGCTACGCTTTGGTTATCTACATTTGATAATCCTACGTTAGCTTTCGTAACTCCACTCCTTATATCAGCAGTAGAATCATTATCAACAGAGCCTAAACCTACGTGACCTTTAGTTATCCCTGTAGGGGTTCCAGTAAAAGCGGGGGAGGTGTAAATTGTAGCCACACTTTGGTTGTCTACATTTGACAAACCTACATTAGCTTTTGTAACCCCAGCCCTTATATCGGCTGTAGAATCATTATCAACCGAACCAAGTCCAACATCACCTTTTACTAAGCCAAGTCCACCTTTTTGAATACTAATAGCAACCCATTCGCCTGAGGTGATTTCATTAGCCCCAACACTAGCCGCACGATACATTTTATTACTATCATTAGTATCCGTCCAAATATCACCAATAGCAAGAGAAGTAGGTATATCATCCTGTGCAAAACTTGTAGGAGCTGTAACATTTGATACATTATTTAGTCCAATAGCACCCTTACTAGGAGTTACTTCTTCCCATTTACCAGTTGCTATCGCATTAGCACCAACTGATTTAGCAACATATTGTTTATTACCATCATCAGTATCAATCCAAACATCATTTACAGCCGTTGAGGTTGGGATACTATCTTGACTAAAAGTAACTGTTTGAATAACGTTTATCACATCTGGTAATCCAACTGCCGCTTTTCCCGGAGTAATACTCTCCCATTCACCTGATGTTATCGCATCTGCACCAACGCTTGCAGCTCTATACATCTTATTATCATCATCAGTATCTGTCCATATATCACCTACAGCTAAGGATGTTGGTATAGAATCTTGTCTAAATTGAACAGGGGCAGTAGTGTTTGCAACATTACCAAGCCCTATAGAATTCTTATTAGGGGTTATATCAATCCATTCACCATTACCTATCTGGTTATCACCAGCAGCAGTAGCCCAATAAGCCCTATTGCCATCATCAGTATCAAACCAAGAATCACCAGCATTAAGAGCTGTTGGAACACTTGCCTGTCTAAATATTTTGTTTCTAGTTGCACCAGCAGCCGCATTCGACGTTACAGTTGCTGCCGCTACATTATTCAGCTTTCCGGTTACATTTCCAGTAAAATCCGCATCTGATCTCTGCATCTTTTTCCATACGTTAGCCATCTTTTATCTCCTTATTCCGGCACGGATAATTTTAGTGTTTTGCTTACACTATCGTAATATAAAGTTCCAGCACCATTATCGGTTGGAGCACTTGAAAACGCTTTTAGGTGTAATGCTCCTTGGTGGTCTATGCTGAAAACTTCCGCATCATTATTAAGTATTTGCATTATATCACCAGAACTTAATGTGGAGCTAGTGTTATGCTTTAATATATTATCTACACCGACTAAGTCATCACCTACGACAACTTCAACATCTCCAGTTTCTGTTCCGGTGTCTCTATAAAATTTTCCATCTGTTGTGTTATAAAATACCAACTTGGTATACACATCTTTAATCCTATTACTACTGCCTGTTAAACTTCCGCCCATTATGGTATCCTTGTATAAGTTGGTGCAGTTGGCAATTCAACTCTAACCGTAGCTGGAGCTGCTGGCGGGACTAATCTAATCAATAAGGCTACTAATGTATTATCAAAAGCACAATCAATCACATCGAATGATTGTATTACCTCATTAAAAGATTTTAATCCTATCCCGTTATAAATAGCCATTAGAAATCATATCCTCCACTAATTACTATAGCTGAGCCATCTCTTCCTCTATAAGAGTATTTCTTTGCTTCTTTTACGCCAACCTCATATTTATTAATAAAATATGATGCTAACTGCAATGTTTCTGCCTGTCTTTCATATCCATTCGCTATAACTCTAGCGACTAAAGCTTCGTGAAATTGTTCCGGTATATCGTTTTCCTGCCCCCAAAAAGAAGCATCTGTCATTTCTATATTACTATCAAGTGATACATTTAAATAAGTATCATTAGCACCCCATCCATCTCTTTCAGGACTCTCCCCAGATAACAAATATTTATCAGGTCTTGCTATGTAGAATAGATGAACTTTTTTACCAGTCTCAGAAGGGGAAGAAAACTTATCAGTCGCTTCACTATAATAAGCTAGTAGCAGGGAATCTCTTTCTAACCAATATACCCATTGGCTAATATTCATTGATTGTCTTTCCATTATTGGTCCAAGTCCCTTTCCTTAGGTCTGCCTAATAATTTTTTAATAGACTTTCCATCGTAATCTACGTGCTTCACCTTAATAATGTGCTTTTTTAACTGATATAGTCTCTGATTAGCAACTGTTTCAAATTCGTCAGCTGCTTCAATAAGTTCTGCTTTAAAACCCATATCATTAGTTGCATCATTAAGTGAACGCACTATCTCTGTGATATTCATCTCGGGATGATGTTGCTGTACTCTTTCAATCATTTCTTTTAAAGTCATATTTGTCCCTCATCTGGGCTATCGTGCATACCGCCTTTTCCCACACTTTGTAAAAATTCTTGCTTCTTGGCTTGTACAATGGGTATCTGTGCAGTAATCCACTGATAGTCAATACCTAATTTAGATATTATTTTATCATATAATGCCATCTTTTTCTGGAGGTTAGCTTGGTATTCTCCTAACTCATTCTGCTTATCTGCAACCTTTTGACTTAATTCTGCTTGATATTTTGATATATCAATACTAGTTCTCTGAGCTTCTTTACTTATCTCTGCTTGGTATTTCTGCATTGAACTACCAAAATCTTGTATTTTACCACTTAATTCAGCGTTATAATCACTAAGTATAGCATTGGCTCTTCCTAATTCTTGAGCTGCTACTTGTAATGTAGCTTGAACCATATCTTCATCTTCGTCTTCTAACCATTCTTGTACAGTTAAAGGAGCACCATCATCACCTATTGCCGATTTATCATCTATAAGATTTTTAGCTTTTGCTAAAGCATCATCAATAGCAGCAGTTGGAAAGGTTGTTGCACTTAAACTTGGTAATGCTGTAGATATACTAAAAGCACTAGGTAATGATGCTGACATACTACCTAAGCTAACTTCCACATCAGCTATCTGATTAAATAGTGTAGTATCCGCATCTAGGTCAGTAGGTAGTTTAGAACCCATATCTATAAGTTTTTCACCTAAAAGAATCTCAGCAGCGTGTAATATTAAATATTGTTTCCAGTGTGTAGGGAATTTTTCTGTTGTTGCAATACTTTGACCAAATAAGTTGTGTGCATCATCTTTTACAGTTTCATTAGCATCGTGAACTGTTTTATGGTCAGAGTTAAAAACTACATAAACTGCACCACGAGTAGTAGCATTTGTATCCGCACAGTCTGGATATATTTTTAAAGAACCTTCAAAATCTACTACATACACAGGAGAATAAGCCTGTGCATAATATATACTACCCGAATCAGATGCTTTAATCTCTGACTCAGGAGCTATTGGTTGTGCCATATAATCACCCCTAGTAACCTTTATGACATCAAAAATCTTATTAGAAGCTAGTTCAAGACCACCAGCTATAGTTGCTTTTATTGGAATTTTATTAACAAAACCTTGATACTGGATAGGACTAATCTGCTTAGCCATAGCAAGAGTATGGTCAACTGCTTGTTTTATAGCATTAGTTGAATCTAAACCAGTTAAATCGCCTGCGTATTGTTTTATCTTATCTGTAAAAGCCATCTTCTTCCTTAGTAATGGGGGGCCGAAGCCCCCCAATTAACTATTTTATGACCAAGTCATTAATGCGTGAGTTTCAGGTAGACTGATCTCTAAACCGGCTTCGGTTAAAATCATATCTTTTCTTCCATCAACATTATTGTTTTGGACATTAGTAACAACGTGCGTATCACGAGATACACCATTACCACTTAGTGGACGATATTTAACATTTGCTAAATCAACAGCAACTGCTAAGTTCTCATCTTGATTCCTCAATAGAGGTTCGGCAACAAAGTGCAGGTTACCAAATAAGGTATTAACCTTAGTAACCATATGCCCAAAAGAGCCTTTTATGTTTTGAACATCCATACGATACTGATCTGTACCAACGGTGTTCTTCAAAAAGGAATCTGAGCCCAGTTTGTTTAACCAAGCAAGTACTTTACGAGAAGTAAGTACAAGTTTGTCCCCACTATTTCCAGATTCAGGTGAAAAGAAATCCTTCATCGCATCGATGAAATCATCATAATCACTACCTGAATAGGTAAAAGCAAAGTTTTTACCATTCGCTGAAGTGTAAGGTACTATTCCGTGCGTATAACGCACTGGTCCACCAGATGCAGATTCATCTGCAGCACCAATGCCGTAAAGCATTGCGTGTTCGATGTCCATCTTGTGTTCCATTAATTTATCGGCCCAAACGCGACGATATTCGTCAGGTTTGCCACGATAACGAGTTGCTAAAGCAGTTCCACTAAAGAGCTGTATTGCAGTTTTAAAAATCTGACAATATCCTTCTCTAGAGTAAAGCTCGTCTTTCCAACCTTCTGGGTCTGTTCCACCCTCAGCCCAAGCACTACCAATTACTTGACCCTCTTTACCAGCAGCTATAGTGCCACTAGCTTCAAGAGCAGTAAGTTTGATGCCTGTGTGAGTTGCAGCGGTATTGGACGCGTAAACAGCAGATTCGCCATCACCAAGATTTTCTACGCTTTTGACGCGAAAAGCTTTTCCAGCTAATCTAATTACTTGTCCCGGTACAAAATACTGAGGTGCGGCATTCTTACCCGTTGCTGATTCAACACCATACTTATCGTATGCTGCGACCATATCGAGTTCAGCAGAATCCGAACCAGCAGCGATGTTGCTACCGATTGCAGTTTTCAGAATGAAATTACGACGTTGCCATTGATGACGTTGTTCAAGGAACTTGAATACAGGGTCATCAGTAGCTTCTTTCGCAATTTTTGAAAGGTATACGAAAAACGGACTTTGTTGTGGAGCAAGCTCAGCTACTTTGTCCCCGAAGTTATAAACTCTTCGGGAATCATTGATGCTTACACCCTGAGGTGCAACACCAGAACTGATTGAATAAGCATTAGCCATTTGCTAATCTCCTTCTTTAATTCCACGGGTTCCGTGATTTGTAATCGCTAATCATAGAGTCCATAATGCCTTCCTCAGGAGAACTAGAAGTTGACTTATTAGCACTAGGCAGTACGCCCATTGGCGAAGGAACTTGTTGAGCACGCTTCATCTGATCAAAACTCTCTTGCGAGGGTGTTGTAGACTCAGCTTGTTCAATAGTACCAGCTTCTGGATGTCCTTGCACAGTTCCATTCTGTCTCATTCTATACAGTTGGAAGAGATTGTCAACCGTGACACTCTCTGGCTTATCCATAACATCAACAAAATCTTTGATTTCATCAGCAGAGGCATTATATGTCTTTGCTAAGTGGTCTCCAACCATTGTAATGTTATTATCATAAGCTTCTTTTTCCGCCTGTCTCCTCTGGATGTCCTGTCGTTCTTTAGTCAACTTTTCTCTTTCTTCATTTATAACAGCAACATTGTAGTCCTGCTTTAAACTAGAATACTCGTCCATCGAATCTCTCCAATGGTCGACTTCATCAAGGTACTTAGCTGATTGAGAACTAGGGTCACTCCAAGCCTCTTCCCTACTAAAACCACCCGGTTTGGCTGGTTTGTTTGGTGGAGGTGGAAAACTCT